CATATGAAGAAAATTATGATTTGATTGTTGGTATAGCTGATCGATAGGAGAAGATAAATGTGAAGTTCCTTTATAAACAGAATTATATGACAAAGATATTGGCTATTGGATTAATATCTGCAATTTTGTGTATATTTGCTCATAAGGCGAATTATATAGTTATTCCGATGCCCCAAAATGATATTCCTGAATATCATACAAATATATTAACGATTAATTCCATATTTAGCGGGTTTGCTTTGACAAATTTAGGAATATTGTTAACTATGTCTGATGATCAGCTTATAAAGAAACTTGAAGGGACAGATATACTAAAGAAAAGAAATGTTGTTATTGGTCACTCTATCATTTTTGGTGCAATTTCAATATTTATTTCAGTATTTTGGGTACTGAAAATAAATCTTAGCTTTTTTTCTATGTTAATTGGAAAAGAATGCTTTTTAGTGATTAGAGAGTTTTTCTTTTATGTTGAAATTATATCTCTTGTAATTAGTATATTTTACTTTTTGCTTTCGGTTGAGAAGATGATACAGTTATTAAATTTACTTCATATACCACGAAAGAGATATAGTGATAAACAAGTTGATGAATTAAGAAAACGGATATTTGGAAAAGACAATAATTAACACAGCACCCTTCGGGGTGCTTTTCTAATGCCAATTTTCGTACAGCGTGCACAGCACCAGCGCATACATACTTTAGGCATGGATTCACTGTATGTAAGCGTTAGCACCTCCTTTCGTCACGGCAGCAATCGGCTGTCGTGTATGGTGCTGGCAGGACTGTATTTTACATAATAACAAAAACGAAACGATTGAGAGGTGGTGAGGCTTGGCCAGAGCACCAGATAAAAGAATAGAAGAAGCCAGACAGTTATATCAGCGGGGAATGAAATTAGTTGAGATTGCAAGTCAACTAAACCTGCCTGAAGGTACCGTCAGAAGATGGAAATGCACCCATAAATGGGATAGCGAACGTTCGGATAAA